GTAGAAGTAGTCCTCTCCGTAGGCCAGCTCGTTGGCCCGCTGCTGCTGACGCCAGCGCCGCAGCAGCGGCAGGACGATCTCGCTGTCGAAGACCAGCGTGCGATGGCTGCTCTCCGTCTTGAGGTCGCAGAGATAGTGTAGGCTGTGGTGGCCGCGCATTGAGAGGCGCTGGATCTGCAGCCGGACATGCAGCTCTCGTGCATCGAGGTCACAGTCAGCCCAGGAGAGGCCGAGCGTCTCGCCGATGCGCGTGCCGAAGTAGAGCCCCAGAGCGAGCGGCATGTGGTACGTGTTGCCGAACGGGAAGTGATCGAAGAGCTGTACGAGCTCGTCGTTCTCGATGCGGCGGCGCGGGCGGCGACGGCTGAGCTCCGCGAAGTTCTTGCCGGGGACTTTGATGAGCTGCGCCGGATTGGCCTTCAGGAGTTCCATTGGCCAGATGGCGTAGTCGAGGGCAACCTTGATGTTGCTGAGCATGCGGTCGACCGTCTCGTATGAGTAGCCGTTCTGACGCTTCTGTCGGACGAAGCCATCGATGATCTGCGGGGAGAGCGAGGTCAGGCGGTAGCTGCCGAGTGTGGGCTTGAGGTGCAGCCGGATGTTCTTCTCGCGCAATTCCAGTGTGTTGTTGCGGGCGTCGAGCTTCGTGCGCTCGAACCAGATGTCGAGAAAGTCGGCGAAGCTCATGTCCGGTGAGTTGCCCTGGCGGATGCCATGTTGATAGTCTTCATAGGCCTTGATGCCTGCCAACTGTGCATTCTCACGGGTGACAAAGCCACCGCGCTCTACCATCTGGCGCTTGCCATCAACCTTGGCCTTCTCAAAGCGGTAGCTCCACTTCGAGCCGCGCTGGCGCACATGGACATGATCCAGCGCATTGCGGGATGAGATTGTGATTTTGGACATAGGATAACCTCCTTGTTGTAAAGCGGAGGCAAACCCTTTATAATAGAGATGCAATGGATGCGATTCGCCTCGCGTCTGTTCCTGCCGTCCGGAGGTGGTGCTCTGGGCGGCTTGTTTTTTCTATATATCAATATCAATCTGTCTCAATCAATATTGAATTGCGGCAGGATTTTTGACATCTGTGTCGTAAGCTCTTATAATAGAGAGGTTAAGGCAATGCTATATAGGAGTGGTTTTTATGGTCCTGTCCGATTGTGAGATACGTAACTTGGTTCAAGATGCACAGATAATAGCGCCATTCAACGAGAAGCAGTTACAAGCTGTTTCGTATGACATTACATCAGGAAATGTCGTAATGGTGTATCAACGGTTGCAACAACCGCTTGATTTGAGGGATAAAGACCAGATACAGTATGCAACTAATAAGATTATGATTTCTTCGCAGTCAGGGTATCCCATCAAACCGGGGGAGTATATCTTGATCAAGACAAGGGAGAAGTTCAACATCCCGGCCAACTTGACAGCTCATGTGCGTCCACGCACAACCTTCAATCGATTTGGCTTGACCTTGTCTGATCAGCATATGAATCCAGGCTTTCGGGGGCATCTGTTCCTTGGCTTGTATAATGCGACACCTAACATCATCAATATTGTCCCTGGCCTGACGATTGGCCAAATGGTTTTTGAGAAAGTGCAGGGACAGATCAGCCCAGAAAAACTCTATGATCAAAAGCCTGATGCGAAGTATCAGGATGAAGATGAATTTGTGACGCCTCGTTTAGATGAGCTTTCAGAACAGGAACAAGAAAAAGTAAATGCCATTGTCGATGAGTTGATGGGGAAATGATATGTCAAAGCTACGAGATACTTTAGAAAAGTATATTTCGACACAGAACATACAAGAGGACTATCGACATTATGTATTAGATAAAATGGAAGAAGAGATTGTTCAAGAAGTAGTAAAACAAAAAGCGAAAGAAATTTGCGATAAGGCTAAAGCCCGCAAAGAGCAAGAAGAGGTACGCCAGCGTATCAAATCGGCTCGTGCAGCTTTTTGGACGGTACTTGCACTGGGGTTGTTGATAGGATTACTAGGAAATCAGATTACAGAATTGATTTCTGATGCGAAGGGCACTTCCATTGGCATAACTTGGCTTTTGGTCATAGCTATAAGTGTTTTGATTTATGTTATCTATGATATGGAATACCTTAGACAGGCAGAGAACATTATCAATGAGTGGTTGAAGAAGGAGCAAGAAGATGACGAATAGACCGCTGCCGCAGAATGGTGAGATATGGACTCACTTTAAACAACATGATTATAGGATCATCACCATTGCAGAGCATACTGAGACTGGGGAGCGCTTTGTGATTTACCAGGCCTTGTATGGCAAGTATGGTATTTACGCAAGACCACTGGATATGTTTATGAGCGAAGTCGATCATGTGAAGTACCCAGATACAAAGCAGCTGTATCGTTTTGAAAAAAAGATATAGTGTTGAATAGAAGGGGCACGTTCTTCGGGACGTGTCTTTTTGTTGTATCACGGGAAGGTGTTCGTTCTGTCTTTCAGTCGATGGATAGAAGACTCGGCGTCATTCACGCGATTTTCCAGGTCATTGATATCGCGGTCAGTGTAGTACTCGACTGAACTGGGAGAACTTTCGACATCGGCAAGTCGGCCATCCAGATCTTCGAGGTCGTTTCGGAGGCTGTCGATATCGTCAATCCGATTCTCGAGGTTGTCAAGCTGGCTCTCGAGGTCGTCCATCCGGCTGTTCAGTTTCTTGATCTGTTTGCTGACTGAGCTGTTCTGCTGATCTGCTGCGAGCTGCTGGATGTAGCTCTGCTGCTGATAGGTGATGACGCCCAGGGCAGCGATGGCTATGGCCATTGCACCAATCAGAATGTTCTGTTTGTTCATGATGTATCCTCCTCCCTAATCAAATCAGCCATAGGATTGTCAACGGATATATCTTGGGCCACTTACTGCATAGAATGATACGCGAGACTTCCCAGAACTTGTGATTTCATACCAAGAAATGATACGACGATTGTCTTTCCATATGGAAGATACAAAGGATTTTCCATATGGTGATGGTACATCCTGATTTAAGAGAAGCAGTGCTTCTTGATAAGAGAGCCCGATAATATCATTAGTAATAACGGTTAGACCGGTGAATATACTAGATGTTTCCTCACTGGAGTCATTGCAAGATATCAGAACCAATCGTGTTAAACCGCTAGAGAGATTGCCAGATGTGATGAGGATATGGCAATAATGAAGAGAAGAGCCAATTTTACAGGACACTATTTCTCCTGATTTTGCAGACTTATGTATATCATAAATACTCGCTTTAAGGAGATTTTTATTGATGATTATCCTATCCAAAAATTTATAAGGGGTCATTTCACAAAGTGGAACGCTGGTATACGTTTGGCTAGTCTTAGCAAATGTCATTGATGGAAAGATAAATAAGCACATCAACAAGAGTATGATAACCTTTCGCATTATAACCCCTCCTTTGGAGTATCCCTTATGGCAGGCACTTCTGGCATGGTCGGTATCCGCGGCTGACGGCTTCGTCTCGATCGTCGAACTCGACGATGTGGTTGTCGGATATGCGGGGGACGAAGCCGCAGGTGGAAATGTGGAATACTTTTGTCTTGCGATTGCCGACGTAGTAGAGCTCGTTCTTATCGGTACTGCTGATGGAAGCTGCGGGATGGCCTGAGCCGGAGGACTGAACATTGCCGATGCAATAGTAGAGGCCTGCCAGCATCGTGATAGAGATGACGATGACCCATACCAAACATCCTGGGGAAGATGATTTCCTTTCCGCGGGCATGGGCGTGGGTGCTGGCGTCGGAGCTGGGGAATCCTGCTTTGGTGTGGCAGGCAAGGCCGGTGTGGTATCAGCAGGGTGGGCGGCAAGGGATTCCTGATTCTTTTGCCGGATTTCTTCGGATAGGCTGAATACCATGTCGAAGCATTCGTTATCGCTTGGAACATAGTGCATGGCTTTTTCGATGTACTGTGCGGCGGGCTTGTACTCCTGGATCAGCGTGCATGCTTTGGCGAACTGATAGGAGGTCAAGCCATACACGGTATTGAACTTCTTTTGGAAGGCCCGATTGGTTGGGCGGCACAGCAGGGAGTCCAGATTGCTATGCATGGTCATGCTGGTGGAGAGGAATTCGCTGCTGAGTTTCAGGATCAGGTTCAAGCCAGTGGCCTTGTCCATGCCGATATGGATCATGCGGGACAACTTGTCCGTGTATGAGAGGCTCTGCTTTGAATACCAGTCTATCTCATTATCAAGAATATTATGCCAATTTGTATGCGATAAATCAGCATTGCAGGAGTAATGACAGTATGGACAGCGCCAATAGGTATCAAATGGCTCGTGGAATTTTGTATGGTAGGGCTCCAGGCTCATGCCACAACGAGGACAGTCTGGACTGCTATGCATAAGATCACTTCCTAATCACTATTCGATAGAGAGTATGGATTCCTGCAATCTATTGAAGCCGTGCTCAAGAACCGTCCCTTACGGGCGGTTCTTTTTTATGCTCTTTTTTCGGAGCTTGTAGCAGAGGATGCCGATGCAGCCTTTCTTTCAGCTTGAATCTCGGCTTCAAGTTGGGCACGGAGTCGAGAGGATTCGTCAACTGGTGTAGGCGTGTTGTTGTTATCAATGGAGTGGGCAAGCGTACAGATAGAATCAACGATAGCTTCTTGCTGCTCGCTGGAGAGGGCAAGAAAAGCCCGTATCATACGCTGCCCCTTGTCTGTAAGCTGATAAGTTTCGGTGAGCTTGTCAAGAATATATTCGTCGTCTTGGCGGAACATTTCACCCTCACCCGTTCGTAGCCATGTTTCATTGATACGGAATTTTTCGCAGATGAGATGGATGTTTTGATCGATGACAACATTGCCCGGCTTCTCCAACCAACTGACGCCGGTTTGCGTGATACCTATTTTCGTGGCAAATTCTGTCTGGTTCATCTTTAGAGTTTTACGAACCAGCTTCACACGCTCATTGATAGTCATAAAATCATCTCCTTCACTTATATGATAATAGTCACTGCTAAAAAAGTCAAGGAAAACCGTTGACAAATAAGAATAGCTGCTGTAATATAAGTATAGAGATAACAATCACTGCTAAAATAAAAAGGAGGCGAGGATATGAATGATATGGAAGCAAGAGCAAAGCGTAATCGCGCAGAAAAATTAATCGCGGCACTGCGACTACTTTCTGAAGAGCAACGAGAATGCTATGAGAATGCCATCATCGGGACGGCTTTTGCAAACAGCATGATTAACACGTACCGAGGAAAGAAACATCAGGTTTTTGAACAAGTGGCATCAGATGATGAACAGGAGGGTCCTAAGCCCCACTCCGCATGAAGGCAAACCAAGTGAAGGAGGAGATTACCATGACTGCAATGGAGACGTTGATGACCATCATGATGAGCTGCCTGGCTCTTGTCGCATTTCTATCCTGGCGCATGGATAAGGAGCGCCTGCTGTACGTCGAGAAACTTGACGCGATGACGGACGAGCTCCGTCGTCTTCACGAGGACAATATCCGCCTGCGCGATGAAATGTCCAAGTGCTATGTGGAGTCGGTGTGCAGCTACGGGAAGATGTGCCGTGACCTGCATGAACTGATGTATTGCGTGGACGAGCTCCGCTGGGCCATCAATACGAGCAAAGCTGTGAACAAGGATGCGGCCGAGCACCTGCGTGATCCGTTCTTCCCCGAGGAAGAGGATGACTATGGGTGGACTGGCTCGGTGGAGACGCCGGACAATCCCATTGAGAAAGACATCATCGAAGGCCTGAAGCACGACGGCGCCTGGGATCCAGAGCCAGACAACCACGATAAGCGCTCGGCATGAAGGGAGATGGTCTATCGAGAAAGACGGCAGGAACAGATGCGAGGCGACTACATTATATAGAAGGGAGGTGAAGCCATTGGAGAGTGCAGCTATCGAGATGATGATTGTCAATGCAATCGAGAGAACCGGGCGGGCCATGGCCAAGCATATGGGAGAGCGTCAAACACCAGATGAACTCCTGACGGTCAAAGAAGTGGCCAAGATCCTGAAGGTCAGTCTCAACTACGCTAATCATCTGGTGCAGTCCGGCATCATACCGGGGCTCAAAATGAACGGCATGAAGGTCCGCCGCCGTGCCCTCGAGGCATGGATGGCGGCGATGGAAGGGCAGGATCTCTCGGACCCAGCGCAGCCGGTCCCCATCCGGCGGCCCAGTAAAAGCGCATGAAAAAAGAGGTGCCCGGCATGGCACCTCTTGGTATGGATTGGTTTCGCAGCACAATCTATACCTCCTATTATATAGCACGAAGCTCCCGGACGCAAGACAAGCGGCGAATTTTTGAGGGTGGGATCCCTCTTTAGCCGCTTGATAAAGGGATTAATGTACCGACACGTATCCGCATAAAGATACAGAATAGAGGAACAAGTAGAACAGGAGCACAGAGATGGCATATGTCAGGAGAAGGTGGGTAGCCCACCATCGGAGATACATCGTGGAAGACAAGTACCACACCCAGAGGATGATGCCGGAGAAGAGGAGTATCCGGGAGAGGCGAAGACCTCGAACGGGACTCGGCACCTCGCAGAAGCAGGCGAAGATCAATGCCAGGCAGCGGGCGGAGCGCCTGAGTCGGCTCATCCTGGATAACTTCGAGTCAGGAGACTGGTATGTGACGTTCACGCTGGACTCTGAGTTGACAGAGGATGCCATCAAGACAGCCTATGGGAAGATGACGCGCGAGCTGCGGCGCTGGTACAAGAAGCAGGGAGTGACCTGCAAGTACATCGCTGTCCTCGAGAATCTCAAGAACGGCGGCCGCAAGCATGGCCACATCCTTCTGCCAGACGTACCAGATGCCAGCTTCCAGGAGATGCGCCGCGCTCTCCAATCGGCGTGGCCACAAGGCGATGTCTACCTCAAACCCTATGCCGGTGAAGTCCTTGATGCGTTTCGACTGGCCTCTTACTACGTCAAGGAAGAGGTCAAGGTGGACCGTCGCACGAAGGTGGGCAAGGTCTGCAAGAAGCAGGATGCTCAGCCCATGCGCGGTCGCCTCATGACAAGCCGGAATCTCTTGCGCACGGAGCCCACGAAAGAGCCGATCCGGACCGCAGAAACCTACCGGGAAACCATCAAGGCCCCGAAGGGATATCACGTCGTGGTGGAGCTGAGCTATAACGGCTTTACCGAAGAAGGCTATCCGTACCAGCACGCAGTGTATGAGGCGGATGAATTACAGGAGGAAAAACAACATGATCATCATCACCATCGCAAACTTAAAAGGCGGCGTCGGCAAGACCGTGACCGCCATCAACGTGAGCTACCTGCTCGCGGCCGAACACGGCAAAAGAGTCCTGCTCGTCGACAATGACCAGCAGGGAAACAGCTCCCAGTTTTTCGGGCGGTACAGCTACGATAAGCCAAGCATGAGCGACGTCATGAAGCGGACCGTGCATGCCCGTGAGGTCATCCAGCATACGGACTATGAAGGGCTCGACATTATCCCGAGCAATCTGACACTGGCCGAAGCCGAGCGCACCGTCATGCTGGACAGCGTCGTCCCGCAGCAGATTCGTCTGAGGGAATGTCTGCGCGAGGTCAAGGACGACTACGACTATGTCATCATCGACAATCCGCCGTCCCTGCATATGTGCGCAGTCAATGCGCTCTCGACGAGTGATTACCTCATCGTCCCGGCCGTCATCAGCCGCTGGACATTCGAGGGGATTGACAGTCTCTTAGAGCAGGCACGCAAGGTGCAGGCCTATCTCAATCCGCAGCTCCGCTTCCTCGGCACGCTCATGACGTGCTGCCGGCGGACGCCAAGCGGACAGCAGGGAGCCGAATGGCTGCGCGCGCATGCTCAGTATCAAGTTTTTGCGAACTACATCCGCTGGACCGACAAGGTCGATGAATCCACGTTTACGGCCGAACCCATCGTGCTGCATTCGCCGCGCTGCGGGGCATCGAAAGATTACCGCGCGTTTGTCAACGAGCTCCTCGTGATGGTGTCCGATTCGGACACCGAAACAGCGGAAGAAGGTGCGGCCAAATGAGACGTTCCATCTACCAGCATTCGTTCGCCTGGCTGCGCTACAAGGCTCAGCGTGAAAGACGGCAGCAACGAATCGCGACACTTTTCGATGTGCTGCATCTCGGCGGGATTGGCATCAAGGGACTTTTGATTTTCGCGATGCTGTATCTCTGCCTCTGTGTGATGGCGGTTTGAAGGGAGAATACCATGGCAAAATTTGATTTGATGGGCATCATGAGTCAGGCCAGCCGCGAGGCTGCGGGCGACCGCCCACAATACGAGATTCAGAGACTGCTGCTCAGCGAGCTTTATCCGAATCCGGAAAACCAGAAAGTCTACGAAGTCAAGGACATTGAGGAACTGGCCGATGCCATCGAGATGGCGGGCGGCGTTCTGCATAACCTCGTGGTCAGTCCTGCCGATGCGGCCGGACGCCACATGATCATCAGCGGCGAGCGCCGGTATCGGGCCTGCTGTCTCCTGGTACAGCAGGGGAAGATGCAGTACAACGAGGTCAACTGCATCATCGAGAACAAGCGCGACAAGGATATCCTCGACCTCATGCTGCTGCTGACAAACAGCACGGCCCGCCAGCTCAGCGACCCTGAAAAAGTCCGGCAGGCCGAGTCCCTGACGAACATCCTCAAGCGGATGCAGGAAGCCGGCAAGGTCGAAGGCCGCGTCCGCGACATCGCGGCGAAGATGCTGCGCGCCAGCTCCGGACAGCTCGCACGCTATCATGCGATTGCCGAGAATCTGCAGGACCCGTCCTTGAAGCTCGGCTTCGACGAGGGAAAGATTGGCATCAGTGCGGCGTATGAAGCCAGCCGCCTCGATGCCGAGGGCCAGAAGAAAGTGGCCGACACGCTGGAGAAAGAAGGCAAAGTCTCCCTGCAGCATGTAGCTGAGGCTAAAAAGCCTGTCTCGGATTATGTTCCGCTGCAACCGAAGCATGCGGAGAAGCTCCTCAAGAAAATGGAGATGGTCGGCATCGAGAACATGACGCCCTGCCAGCAGTGCAAGATTGCGACGAACTGCCAGAACTGCTGTGACATCTGCAAACACCCCTGCAGTGCTCTGCAAGAATGCCACAAAGATAAGGCATCGGCATGGGATATCCTCCGCGAAGAACTCCAGACACTGCGGGAACAGCACCTCAAGCAGCTCAAGAAAGAATGGGCTGCCGAAAAAGCGAACCGTGCGCATCGTGAAAAAGCCATCATCGCGATGCTCGACAAATTCATGGAGGCCCAGCAATGATGAACCGATACTTTTCCAGCAAGGAACGCGAGAATATGGCTAGGCTCATGGCCATGGTGATGGTCGAAGAAGAAGCCATCAAGAACTACGAGAAAACCAAAGACCCGGACAAAGAGATGATGAAGTACCTGCGCATGAGTCATACCATGCTCGGCAAGGCTATCGCGCGGCGCTACAACCTCATCGACCTTGATGCCGCACGGCAGATGAAGCGGGCGGCCAGTGAACTCTGTGTTGTCTTTGTGCCGGAACGCGAGGCAAGGCGCAAGGTGAAAGAAGTCGAACAGCTCAAGAAGACGCTGCACCTGTCCATGTCCGACTTTGAGGACCTCTGCGAATTCATCATGCCGCGGCTCTGCGGCGTCTGCTCGGGCAAGAGCTTCCGGCACTGCGCCTGGAAGGAATTCCTGCACCGCTACCAGGTCGAGGTTGTGAACCACAAAGCCGACGAGAACACCTGCCCTTACAGCTATCCGCAGGCAGGCTGGACCGTCAGCAAGGAATGGGCCGAGGAAATCCAGAAGCCCTTCGATGGGATTGTGTCCGATTCCGATTCGGACACCGACGAAGAACAGCCGGAAGATGTGTCCGATTCGGACACCGAGCGCACAGAAGGGAGGTGAACATCATGATGATACTCGTGGTACTCGGCATCGTGGCCTGCTTGCTGATTCTCTACAATCTCTGGCGGGCACACAAGACGCTGCAGAACCTGCGAATCTCGAACTGGTCGCCGGGCGACAGTGAGACGCGCAGCGAGAGGACAAAGCGGTAAGAGTAAGCGAACAGGAGGTTTGGTTGGCATGGGAATGATTCGCTTGAAAAAAAACATGACGGAGCTCGACATCTTGCGGGCTGAGAAAGAGAACGAGGCACGGCGTCAGAAGGCCCTGACGGACTTCCGGACAGGAGCCATCAAGAGCCAGGAAGCCAAGACCATCATCCGCGCCTGCGACGAGATGAAGAAAGAGCTGGCACGCAGAAAGAGGGGCTTGAAATGAGTATGCAGAAACGATGTATCCTCCCGCATCCCTGCAACGGGCCGCTCTACAAGGAATGGACCGAGACGGACTTCTTCCTGAAGATACTCGAGGAATTCGACGAGGTCGGGAAAGCCTACGCGAAGCTGCGGGCGGCAGAGCGGGAAGGATTGCCGAAGGAAGAAGGGACGATGCGCTGGTGGAAGCTCATGGAAGAATGCGTCGACCTGCAGGTGGCGGCCACCAGCTTCATGGAGCGGTGTGGCTGTACCGAGGCGGCACGGCAGAAGCTCATGGACTACGTCAATCATCACAACGCCCGCAGAGACAACGGCCTGCGGTTCAGGAAGGGTGAGAGCGATGACGGGGAATGAAACCGGGATGCTGCTGAACATCCTGTTCTTTGCGGCCATGTTCTGCCTGACGACCACGCTCTGGCGGAAAGAGAAAGCCAGGGCCGAGCATCTGGACAGGGCACTGCGGCAGATGGCCGACAGCTGGATGCAGGACAGCAAGACCATGGAGTCACGCCTGGATCGCTACAAGAAGCATCTCGATGCCGTGAAAGAAGAGCGGGACCAGCTGACCGCGCGATGCAAGAAGATGGAGCAGGACTTGAAGATGCAGTGGGTCTGGGACAGTAAGCACGGCTACTGGATCCCGAGCAATGCATCTGCCGCGACGCTGATGCAGAAGGTGCCGTTCCCCATCATGGGCATCACCAAGGATGACAAGAAAGACTGAGCAGGAAGGAGAGGCAGATGGACGAGAAATCAGCCAAAGCACAAGCCGAGCGTATTGCGCTGGCCATCGAAGAAGACCACCGCCAGGCGGAACACTATCTGCTCTCCTATGCGCGGGAGCGGAAGGACTACGCGAAGCGGCGGGCGGAATACGTCTACAAGACGACGGCCGGTCACGATCCGACAGCACAATCAGCTGAGCGGGGCATCTTTTTTGATACCCATGCGCGGGCTGCCCATTGGTTGTGGGCGGTCGAGATTCTAGAACAAAGCCTGCCCGAAGAGAAGCAGCTCTTCCTGCGGCTCCGGCGCGATGCCGAGAAGCAGAAGGGCAACGGCTTCTCGCGCGGTCGGCACGGCTGGGTCATCCGTGTGCAACACCGGCTGGCCGAAGAGATGGAGACCCGGTACCCTGGCCGTTCGTTCTGGATGGGTGAGCGGACGCTCAAGGTCTGGTGGAAGGACATGATCTGCCGGACAGCCGAGATTGCCGCCCGCCTGCGAAAAAAATAAAAAGGGCAGCACGTTATTCCGCCATCCGCATGGTAAGATAATAAAAGACCAACCCATAGAAAGCCTCGCGAGCTGAGCAAGCCGCGGGGCTTTTTCCGTGGAAATCACTTGACAGGTAGGAACGAAGAAAGAAAACAGCGTGGATGAAAGCGTGAAACCCCTTGAAATACAAGGCAAAGGAGGTGCTGGCGATGAAGAAGAAACTTTACAAGTTTGTACCGCAGAGAGACAAGAATCGTTTTCTTAACTATCTGGTAGACTGCGGAACGATATCCAAGGCCGCTCAGGCCATGGGCATCTCGCGCCAGACACACTACCTCTGGCTGCACAGCGATTCCAATTACGCCATCGCCTTCAACCGTGCCCGCGCCATGGCCAACGACCTGCTTGAAGAAGAAGCCTACCGACGGGCCGTCGAGGGCTGCGAGCGCGGCATCTACTACAAAGGCGACAGGATCGCGACGCGCATCGAATACTCAGACACCCTGCTCGCGATGCTCTTGAAGGGAGCATTCCCCGACAAGTACAAGGACCGCGTCCAGCAGGAGACCGTAGGAGATGGTGGCGCAGAGCTCACATGGGAAGGAGATGATGACGATGATGACAGCGCAGAAGAAACGGATCACGATACCGTACCGGCCAGAGCCGCTCTGGAAGACGACCATCCATCCAGCACTTGAGAGCCATCGCTTCTCCGTCATCGTTGCCCATCGCCGTTTCGGCAAGACCGTCGGGACAGTCAACCACCTCATCAAGAAATGCGTCCAGAATCATCGGCGCTCGCCCATGTACGCCTACGTTGCGCCATTTCGCAACCAGGCCAAGCTCATTGCCTGGAACTACCTGAAGTACTACACACATGTCATCCCTGGCGTCCGCATCAACGAGTCGGATCTCTTCATCGAGCTTCCGAGCCGTTATCAGGGCGCACAGGGCGGCCGCATCTATATCATCGGTGCCGACCATCCGGACAACCTGCGCGGTACGTACTGGGATGGAGCCATCCTCGACGAGTACGCACAGATCAAGGCAGAGCTCTGGGACGAGGTTGTTCGTCCGTCGCTGGCCGACCGCAATGGCTGGTGTATCTTCATCGGCACACCGAAAGGTCAGAACCAGTTCTACGAGATCTACCAGAAGGCACAGCGCGAGCCGGACTGGTACTGCTGCATGTACCGTGCCGACGAGTCCGGCGTCTTTGCACCGGGCGGCCGATTGGGGCCGAAAGAACTTGAGGCAATGAAGCGAGACATGAGCGAAGAGGGAATCCGGCAGGAACTCTACTGTGACTTCACTGCCTCGGCCTTCAACATCCTCATCACCATCGACATGGTGATAGAAGCCTGCAAGAAAGTCTACCAGAAGGACGACATCCTCGGAGCACCGCGCATCCTCGGCGTCGACGTCGCACGCTTCGGCAACGACTCCTGCGCCATCACGCGTCGCCAGGGCCTTGTTGCCTACAGGCCCAAGGTATTCCGTGCCATCAGCAACATGGACTTTGCGGCAAGACTCATCCAGGAGATCAATGACTTCCAGCCGGACGCCGTCTTCGTCGACTCCGGCCGCGGCGAAGGCGTCATCGATCGCTGCCGGCAGCTCGGCTACGATGTGACCGAAGTATCCTTCGGCGGCAAAGCCCTGGAATCCGCGCACTACGTCAACAAGCGGGCAGAGATGTGGGACGCCATGCGCAAGTGGCTGCAGGCGGGCGGCTCGCTGCCTGACATGCCCGAACTCAAGACAGAACTCGTCACGCCAGAGTACAGCTTCGATGCGGCGAATCGCATGAAACTCGAACCCAAAGAGAAGATAAAGGAGCGGATCGGCAAGTCGCCGGACGTGGCCGACTCTCTGGCGTTGACGTTCTCTTATCCCGTCGTGCCAAAAGAAGCTATGCATGGCTCTGGTGCGACGTGCAATACAGACTACAACCCCTTTTGAGATGTGTCCGATTCGGACACCGAGTACTGGAAGGAGGTGAGCGCCATGTGTTCTGGTGGAGGCGGAGGCAGCTATACGCCGCCGAAAGTAGACCCGGCACCGACGACGGTCGTGCCGACGGATGAAGCGGCGACGACGGCTGCAATCAGCAAAGAGCAGAAACGCAAGAAAGGCCGCAGTGCAACGGTACTCTCGAGCGACCGCAATAGCTTGTTGTCGAGCCTCGGCAACAGCAACGGTGACAGCGGCGTCAGAAGAACGCTCGGATAAGGAGGAGCAGCATGGAACGAGACAAGCAGGGAGCGAGGCTCCCGCCGGGCGGCATCTCACTTGTCAAGATGTCGGATGTCGGCAGGCGGCTGAACATCTCGAAGCGGCGCATCCAGCAGCAGGTCAGTGCCATGCTGCAGAAGCGCACGGCGTATGAGACACGCTGGAAGGCCATCCGAGACTACCAGCTGCCGTACATCGGCTATTTCGACGACCGCGACGACGAGCAGACGATGGCCGACCGCAAGGACCGGCACATCTACAACAGCACGACGTGGCAGGCGAACCAGATCTTTGCCGCCGGTGTGATGAGCGGCCTGACACCGCCATCGCGAAAGTGGTTCCGGCTGAGCTTCTCGAACAAAGAGCTGGCCGATAACTCGGATATCGGCAAGCTGCTGGATCAGCGCATGGACATCATGAACGATGTTCTCGAGAAGTCGAACTTCTACACCGCTATCCATTCGTGCTACCTCGAGCTCGCATTTGGCCAGGCACCACTCGGCATCTTTCCGGACAGTCGCTATGGCGTCCACTTCACGGCCTATCCCGTCGGCAGCTATGCTTACGAGTGTGGGCCAGATGGCCTCGTCAACACCTTCGTGCATCGCATGAAGATGAGCGCCCAGCAGCTCGTCGACAAGTTCGGTCGCGAGAATGTCACGCAGGCCGTCCGCGACGAGACCGACAATGGCGCTGGCGTGCGGGCTGTGCATCGCGTCGTCTGGTTCGTCACACCGAACCGCCTGGCCGCGCCGGACAAGCTCGGCAGCATCTACATGCCGTACTTGTCGGCTTACTACCTCGAGGAGAGTGACGAGGACGAGTTCCTCTACCTCGGTGGCTTCGAAGAGTGGCCGGTGCCGGTCGCCCGCTACATCATCACGGGCAACGATGCCTACGGCAAGGGCCCTGGGTGGTACGCCGAAGGCGATGCCAAGGCCCTACAGCTCATGGAGAAGGACTTGCTGACCGCCGTCGAGCTCGGTGTCAAGCCGCCGATGCAGACGACGGCAGAGACCGTCGCCAAGGGCATCAACCTCGTGCCGGGCGGCAAGACGTATGTCCGACAGGATGGAGCCGTCAAGCCGCTCTTCCAGGTCCAGACCGATATCGGCGACCTGCGTGCGCAGATCACCCAGCTCGAAGACCGCATCAAAGAAGCGTACAATGCGAACCTCTTCATGATGCTCAACGAGATGGAAGACAAGACCATGACCGCACGGGAAGTCATCGAGCGCAACCAAGAGAAGATGACCGTCCTCGGGCCAGTCGTACAGCGCATGCAGTACGAATTCCTCTCGAAGATCATCGAGCGCGTCTACATGGTCCTCGACCGGGCCCAGGTATTTCCTCAGCCGGAAGACCCCGCAATGCAGGAAATGCTCGCCCAGCAGGACATTAAGATCGAGTACATCTCGCCGCTCGCACAGGCTCAAAAGGTGGCAGGACTCACGAACATCGAGCAGTTCTACGCATTCCTGATGAACCTTGCGCAGGCCAACCCGAACGTCATCGACAAGCTCAACTTCCCCGAGACAGTCAACCGCTACGCCGACATGCTCGGCACGCCGGTGGCCATCCTGCGCACGGACGACGAGTACGAGAAGATCCAGCAGGAGAAAGCCGAGAAGCAGGCCCAGATGGAACAACTGCAGCAGGCCAAGCAAGTGGCCGACATGGCAGCACCGGCAGCTCAGGCCGCAAAGAATGCCGCACAGGTAGCGCAGGACGGCAACCCCGCCCTGCAGCAGCTGATGGGTGCCGATACATTGGGCTATGGCCAGGGAGGATGACATGGATAAGCAAGAAAAAGAAGCGCGAATCATCGCGTACGCTCGTCAGGAGCAGGAGAAGCGCGACGTTGCCTCTCTCGACTACCTGATGGCAGACGAGCGGGGGAGATGGTTCTTGATGCGGCTCATGGACCGCTGCCACATCATGGACTCCCCCTTCCCCGACCACACGAACCGCATGCTCATCGCTGAAGGAGAGCGACGGGCGGCTCTGACCGTGCGGCAGAACATCATGCACATGGCAGATGGCTTAGCACAGTATCAGCAGGCCGAGCGGGAATACATGGACTTCCAGCAGCGCATGGAAGACCTCATGCAGACAACAGAAAGCGAGGATCATCATGAGAGACCTGTTTTTTAGGCTCCAGCGTTTTGGAGCACCTGCCGATGCCGCGGGAGATGGCGATACGCCAGCACAGGGCGGTACGCAGGACCAGCAGGATACAGGAGCGAGTGCATCACAGCCAGCCCAGACAACCATCTTGGGCAGTCAGCCACAGGCGAGCCAGGGCGGCGAGCAGGCACAGGGGCAAAGCAGCCAGGGCAACATGGAAACCAAGACTGGAGCAGAGCCGCCTGCCACCTACGACTTCTCGGGCGTCGTGCCAGAAGGCATGGAATACGACGCCGAGCGGGCGGGGCAATTCGGAGCCCTGGCACGCGAATGCGGCCTCTCACAGGAGCAGGCAAGCAAGCTGGCAAGCTACGGCATGCAGTACATGCAGGCTGGACAACAGGCAGTAGCAGATGGAATCCGCCAGACGATGGACGGCTGGGCACAGGAAGCACGTCAGCAGCTCGGCGGTCAGTTCGACGACGTCACCGCAAAGGCGGCCGTCGGACTCAATGCAGCCGAGCGCAAGATCCCCGGCCTGCGTCAGATGATGAACCTCACGGGCGCCGGTAACCGCGTCGAGATGATCCAGCTCATGGCCGAATTCGGGAAATTGGTTGGCGAAGACCCCGGGCATATGGGCGAGGGCGCACACGAGAAGACCCTGTATCCGAACACAGACTTCAGCAGATACTAATAGCACAGAAGGAGGAACTCATCATGGCATTATTGGGAACCCAGGCGCTCACACTGAGCGACCTGCAGAAGCGAGTGGACCCCGACGGCAATATCGCCTACATCATCGAGGCCCTGCTCAACGCAAATCCAATCATGGACGACATCGTCTGGAAGGAAGGCAACCTGCCGACGGGCAACCGCACGACAGTCCGCGCTTCCATGCCGACGCCGTCCATTCGCCGTATCAACGCCGGTGTTGCCCGCCACAAGAGCAGCACGCGCCAGGTACAGGATACCTGCATCATCCTCGAGGATCGCTCCTGCATCGATATCGAGGAACTGGCACTGGCACGCAACCGCGAAGCCTTCCGCCGCAGCGAGGATGCAGCCTTCGTCGGCGGCTTCACCGACGCTGTGGCCGCCAACATCTTCTACGGCAACACGGACGACACGCTCGACACCTTCAATGGCCTGACAGCTCGCTACGATACCATCGGTGGCGAGAAGAACGACGCAGGTTACCAGGTCCTCGCGGGCGGCACGGCAGGCACAAACACGAACACCTCGGCCTTCTTCGTCGGCTGGGGCACGTATGCGACGACCGGCATCTACCCGAAAGGCTCGCAGGCTGGCTTGCAGCAGCGCGATCTCGGCGAGCAGACCGTACAGGATGCCGACGGCAAAGAATACCAGGCCGTCACGACACTCTTCAGCTGGAAAGTCGGCATGGCCGTGCAGGACATCCGCGCCAATGCACTTGTCCGCAACATCGACGTCTCGAAGCTCGCCGGCTTGACAGCGGCTGACAGCAAGAAGCTCGTCAACCAGTTCATCTACGCGAAGAACCGCATCCGCAACCTGCAGGGCCGCGATAAGAAAGTCGTGCTCTACGCGTCGCCGGCACTCTTCGACTTCTTTGAGATCTACCTCAACGACAAGAACAACGCCTACATCACGCGCCAGGAGCTCATGGGAGGCATCCCGCAGCTCTACCTCTCCGGCATCCCCATCAAGAAGTGCGATGCGATCAGCGAGACGGAAGCGGCCGTCACGACGGCGTAAGAGAGGAGGACCATCATGATTCTGGATAAAGAGAATACCTTCTTCGACAAGAAAGCCTTGTCGGCTTCCGACCTGACGTCGGACATCGTGCAGGTAGGCCCGGGCGAATCGGGCTGTCCGCTCCACCTCGTGGCAGCCGTCACGAAGGACGCAGGGACCGGCACCCTGGCCACCAAACTCGAGACATCCGCCACGTCGGACTTCAAGTCCCCGAAGACGTTGGCGACCTACACCGCTGTGCCACTCGCCGCCGACGTGCCGCGCGGCAACCTCGGCTACCTGCGCCTGACGGTCACATCGACCTACAGCAAAGGGACCTTGACCGCGGGCCTCGTGCTCGACGACGATATCGACTGGTAAGCAAGGGCCGGACCCCGCAGGGCCCGGCCTTTTGCATGAAGGAGGGGCGAACATGAACCGCATCGATATCTGCAACATGGCCCTGTCATTCCTGAACAGCGGCCGCATCAATTCACTTGATGACGCCAGCACAGCAGCGAAGCTGTGCAAGATTAACTATGACCATCTCCGGCAGCGGCTTTTGCGCATGTATCCCTGGGGCTTTGCCGAGAAGATGGCCAAGCTGGCACAGCTTGAAACGCAAGGTGTCGGCTATGCGTATGCCTATGCGTATCCAGGGGATTGCCTCCTGCTGCGGTTCGTCTTCGCCGAAGACCATGCAGCGGACTATGAAGAAGAGCGTCAGGACTTTCGCGTCTGCCACTTGGGAGAAGCCGGACAGGCCATTCTCACAGATGTTGCCATGGCTTATGCAGCATATACCGCAGACATCAGGCCGACGGGGACGTTCAGCGCAGAATTCATCGACGCCCTTGCCCACATCCTGGCCAGCGTGATCGCGATGCCGCTCACAGGCAATACGGAGCTGCAGAATATCAACCTGCAGCTTGCTCAGCAGGCAGTAGATCTCGCAAGATACCAGGACGTCAGTGAGCGGGAACGGCGTACGCGCTATCCGCATAAGTACAGTGATGCGAGGTTCGTATAGGAGGGATGAACGGTGGAACCATATTATGCCATACAGCCGGCGTTCACGGGCGGCGAACTCTCGGAAGACGTCTCGAATCGCGTAGACCTGGACAAATATCAGCTCGGGCTCAAGCAGGCGCAGAACGCCATCATCCGTCCATATGGATCCGTACACAAGAGACCGGGACTCATCTATTGCGGGAAAACAAAATATGTGGGCGATGGGAAGATTGTCCGGCTGCAGGAATTTGATTTTCTCACCGACCTTTCCTATCTGCTCGAATTCGGAGACAAGTACCTGCGGATCTGGCGGGACGGCATATATCTAGGCGTGGAGCTTGCCACACCGTTCGCGTCAGGTGACCTCTCACGATTGCGCTTCACGCAGTCCGTCGATGTCATGTACATCTGTTCAGGGATCTATCCCGTACAGAAGCTGTCACGTTATGCCGAAGATGATTGGGAACTCACGGAAGCAGAATGGGAAACGTCGCCTTTCTGTGATGTCAACAAGGACACCGCTTGTACCATACGGCCAAGCGGGAAGACCGGGACCGTCACGCTGACGGCCAGCAAGGGAATCTTTTCGTCAGATAACATAGGAGATACCATTAAGCTGGACCAGTACGTGGACGGGCGTTCCGTCGAGACGACAAACGGGACAAGTTCAGAGATCCTCGTAGGCAAGACCTGGAAAGTCATCACGCATGGGACCTGGACGGGGACGGTGCAAGTCCAGTACTGCGGAGAGAAGAATCATCTGCCGAACCAGGACTGGAAGACCCTGCGCACGTACACATCGTCAGATGATTACAACCCGTCAGAGTCTGGAGATGTCGAAGAGTATACCTACATGCGCATCCATGCATCCATTTCGTCGGGGACTTGTAAGGCCAATTTATCGTCTTATCCGTATACGCATACGGGCTATGTGAAAATTCGGAGCGTGAATAGCACGACGACGGCCGTAGGCACTGCGGACTGGCTGGGCAGCACGGATGCGACGGAAGACTGGTACTGGCCAGCCTGGAGCAAGACCAATGGGTATCCATACTGCGCGACGTTCTTCCAGGACCGTCTCGTCTTTGGCGGGAGTCCGGGAGAGCCGCAACGCGTCTGGATGAGCCGCTCGGGCGACTACGAAGATTTCAGCATTGATAAGGAGAGCGGCACGGTGACAGACGATAGCGCGGTAACAGCAGACCTGCTGAGCCGTAAGGCCTGCGCTATCAACCACATGGACGCCGGCAATGACCTGATTGTCTTTACAGAAGGCAACTCATGGACCATCTCGGGCAGCGAAACCGTCACACCATCCAGCATCACGCCACGTAACCAGGAGAACTACGGCGTTTCAGATATTGCGCCACTGCGAGTCGGCAATCGCGTCGTCTACATCCAGCGTCGCGGATCCGTAGTACGTGATACTGGCTACGACTATAACACGGATTCCTACGTCGGCACAGACCTCACGTTGCTCTCCAAAGACCTGATCAATGGTCAGACCATCGTTGACGATGCCTTTGCACAGGAGCCAGATTCCCTGCTCTACTTTGTCCGTGCTGATGGAGTCATGCTTGTCCTGACCTATGTCATGGATCAGAAAGTCTATGCCTGGTCACATCTGGTGACGGATGGGATATTTGAGAGCGTGGCGTCTGTCAACTGCGGTAACCGGGATGATGTTTATGTGGTGGTGCGTCGTACGATTGGCACGCAACAGGTGCGCTGCATTGAACGCTTCGACCGTGATCGCGTATCGGATAATCAGCAGGACTACATCATGCTGGACTCTGCGGTCATTTACGATTTGGACCAGGCAGCCAGCGTCATCACAGGACTCGAGAATCTCGAGGGCAAGACGGTACGCGTCCTGGCGGACCAGTATCTCTACGATCCCATGACGGTGCAGGGCGGCAAGATTACCTTGCCAGACGGTGTATCAGCCAAGCGGCTCGTGATAGGCCTGCCATACACGATGATCCTGGAACAGCCGAACTGGGACGTAGGCAATATGCAGAGTGGAACCGTGCAGGGACGGAATAAGACTGTGACGAAGGCTATCCTGCGCCTAAAGAACAGTTTCGGCGGTTGGATTGGCCCGGACGCAGATCACCTGCAGGAGATCATCTACGATCCGCAGCGCATGGAAACCGGTGAGAAGGTCTTGACCACCGGCGACCGGACAGTCACACTGCACGAGAAAGGCGTCAACACGGAAGGCAGGACTTATATCTGCCACGAAACGCCATATCCATTTACCTTGTCAGCAATCATAAGGGCGGTGACATTCCTTGGTTAAAGAAAATCACAAGACATACACCATCTGGAAACTCGAGTGGCCGGAGATCCTCGAGGGCGAAGAAACCTACGGCCTGGCACGGGATCTGGCGAAGAATCTGCGTGAGGTCGACCGGCGCGAGATTCTGACTTTCACCGATGACGTCGAGCAAGAAGTGCAGGAATCCATCGACTGGAGCTACGAGCTGCAGTACGCCACCACGAAGAGCGGCAACATCATCGCCGTCTGGGGCGTACAGCCGAAGCGCAACGACGAAGGCCTGCGGACGCACGCCCTGATCTGGTGTCTCGGGACGGATCTCATCAAGCGGTATGCTGTCTCGTTCGCCAAAGAGTCCAGGAGCATCCTGCAGGAGTGGGCCAAGCGATACGGCTCACTCTACAACATGGTGGGCGCATTCAACGACGACGCCATCCGCTGGCTCCAGTGGGTAGGCGCGTCATTTGATGCGTCCGCGAAGATTATCAAGAACGGGGAGACCTTCCTGCCGTTCGTCATCCATCCAGAACGATCCGAAGAGAAGGGAGGAGATTGAGATGTGCAGCGTCATTGCAGGGCTGACTGCCCTGGGAGGTATCTTCCAGTACCGCCAGCAACAGCAGCAAGCCAACGCACAGGCCGCCATGTATCGGGCGCAAGCCGATGCGGCCGAGCAGAATGCCAGGATTGAGAACCGCAAGCAGGAGCAGATCGCCGACAACTACGCCGCGCAGGCCGACAAGCTGCGCTCGCGCCGCCGCCTGATTGAGGGCAGCCAGCGGGCACAGACCGGTGCGGCCGGCCTGAACTTCGGCGGCTCGGCCATGGATATCCTCTTGTCGAGCAACGATGCCTACCTGCAGGATCAGATGACGTTGCTCTCCAACCAGCGCAACGACAACTATAGCTCGCGCGTGGCAGAGAGCAACTACGAGGCGCAGGCGGCCAATGACAGGACCGCGGCGAGCAACATCAAGCGGGCGGCAAAGTGGCAGGGCCTCTCGACCATCCTCGGCACAGCGGCCAGCGTCTACGGCGTCGCACAGCCATGGAAGGATACCGGAGCCACTGCCTCGAGCAGCACGGGCGGTGCGTACCAGTACTACAACGAGAAGACCACGGCGGACACGTGGGCCAAAGCCAACCGGCAGTTCCCGACCGTCTCGGGCACGGGCTACCTGACGTATGGCAAGCCCGTCCTGTCCTACGGCAAGAGCACGGGCTGGGATATCCGGCCGGATTACTACAGCCGGAACGGCAAAGTGAACTTCCCGTTCCGCTTTTGAGTGAGGAGGAAACGACATGAAATTCAGCAGCTACCAGCCCGTCGTCAATCCGAACACCATCAACCCGCCGACCGTACAGGCTCCGAGAGACCTGGAAGTGTACGGCACAGGCGGCAAGGAATGGAACGCGCTCGCTGGAGCCGTCGGCCAGGCCACGAAGGTGCTCGCCCAGAAGCAGGACGATGAAGATGCAGCCGACGTCATGGACGCGAGGAATCGCATCATGACCTCGCTGAATGAGCAGCTCTACGGCGAGCAGGGGCTCATGACGCTTGGCGTGGGCAAGAATGCCAAGGGACTGACGGACCGCGTCACGCAGGCCATCCAGGACACTTCAGCGGAGATTGCCAAGGACTACAACCCGCGCGTCCGCTATGCCCTGAAGTCCACGCTGAACGACAACATGCTCAACTACCAGCGCATCGCCACCGGCCAGGAGAACCGGGAGCGGGAGAGCACCGAGCAGGCGGACTATCAGGCGGCCCTCAACATCAACACGCAGAACGCTGGCATGACATGGGACGTCACGAACGCCCTGACGAACTACGAGAACGACACGCGCCGCATCATCCTGGCCTACGGCGCGAAGCGCGGCTGGACCGGCGAGCAGATGCAGTCCGAGCTGATGGGGGCCATCACGAAGCAGGTCGCGTCGGCCGTGACGGCAGCCATCACCGCAGGAAACTATGACCGGGCCGCGCAGATCCTGCAGGTGAACCGCGGCAAGATGGACCAGAACGTCTACAACCAGCTCTACGGCTCCGTCAAGCAGAAGCAGGATGTGGCTAAAACCTACACGACGGCAGATGATATCGTCAACCAGTGCTGGGACCCGAAGACAGGGCGGTTCGATTGGAACAAGGCCAATGAGCTCATCAAGCAGAACTCCTACAGGAACGTAGGGGGGCAGGGGATAACCGGAGCTTCTGGAAAGGAAGCTTTCTTCGCATCAGTGGAACAGCAAGAGGACCCAAATGGAGATCCGAACGCGGTCTCATCAGAAGGTGCCGTTGGTATCTATCAGATTATGCCGGGCAACTGGCCGGCATGGTCGAAGGAAGCCGGGTACGAGGGTGCCGACCCGAACGACGAAGCGGCGCAGCGTGCAGTCGGACGATTCAAGCTGGGCCAGTATTACGACAAGTATGGACCAGAAGGGGCACTGGTTACCTGGTATGCTGGTGAGCAGAACGGACAGCGCTGGGTGACTGGCGAACCGGATGCCATTGACGAGAACGGCAACCACTATGCTTGGGATAAGCAACTGAGCAATGGCCCATCCATCAAGGAATACGTCAACAGCGTTATGAGCAGGATTCCGAAGGGGGCTGGCGGACAGAATGCGGGCGGTGGCAGTGGTGGTATTGATATCTCCAAGAAAGTCTACTACACAGTCAAGCCTGGCAAGGAAGTCGAAGTCACGAATCTTGGACATTCGACATGGGCAAAGCTCAACGCCTTGGCTGCCCTCTATGAGCAGGCTTTTGGTCAGCAGGATGATTATGAGCCGTTCTATGTCACGGCGGGCGGTACAACCAAAGGACACAATCCGGGTAGCAAGCACTACGAGAACCGTGCCTTCGACATCGCGATGGACAGCCTGGCCCGTCATCCAGAACGCCTGCAGTGGCTACAGGAACATGCAGCTGACGTCGGCCTGAAACCGTTGAATGAATATGCGGGCTATGGCAACGAGCAGTGGGCGGATGGCGACAACTTTCACTTCAGCGATGACGGCGGAGATTTTGACGAGAACGCTTATATGGGCGGAGGCAGTGGTGCGGCGGTATCAGGAGGGACGATGTATGACCCGACCATGGAGAAGAGCCTGCGAAGCGCAGTAGAAGCCGGGTTGCAGGATCGCATGAATGCGTATAACCAGAACAAGCAAAACTATTTCGATGATGTAGAGCATGCAGTTGATACAGCGGGCTCGTTCTCAGCTGCCAAAGCACTTGTCGAAGGAGACACGACACTCGACCTGCAGCAGAAGAACACGCTGATTGGCATGGCTGCGTCGAAGTTTGGCGTCAACCGGAATACGGGCTTACCGGCAAGTGGAGCTGGAGGTGTTACTGCATCCAAAATCGAGACAGCCTACAACACATTGGAGAACATGAACATCAATCTGCAGAATGGCAATGCCATTGAGACGGCTTCGTTTACTGCAGCAAGGCGGGCCGGAAACCTGCTGGATGACAATGGCGTCCTGACAGATGAACAGTCGAGTGAATTGCGGGCGGCCTACCAGAGCCAGGACTTTATGTCGTCGCTTACGGATGATATCGAGACGAATGGCATGGGCGGTGCATACAATCACTTGATTCAGAATGGCATGGACCCGCTCGTGGCGACGATCATCATCACGAAGAGCGACACGCACTACCTGCAGAAAGACTATCAGGGCGATCAGGAAGAGCCGGAGGAGGGCTGAAGATGGCGTTTGATTTGGAAGGCTACCAGAACATGGTGGCTCAGAAGAAAGAGAAGAAAGAACAGGCGGAGGCAGAGGCACAGGCCGAAGCCGCCAAGATGGCGAATGGGCCCTCTCTGCTCGACCGCATTGGTGATCTGGCATCAGGTGCCGTAGAGACGGTCAAGGACGTAGCAGATGCTGCTTGGACGATGGAGAAGAATGCGCAGGATGTCAAGACGCGTGGGCAGCAGTTGGAGATGGCCTACACCGATGCATCCATCCAGCAGTCCGAAGCGAGTGGAAATTATCAAGCACAAGAGAATGCGTATAAAAACTTCCAGCAGGCAGGAGCTGCGACAGAAGGAACCGTTGAGAATGTACTGCGGTCCCCGTTCCGTCAGGCATCTCGTAGCTTGATCGAGAACTATGCCGACCGCACGGATGATTCCATCTTGGGCGATGCGGCAAAGGCACTACAACGCACGGATGCAAACCTCGAGTATTTCATGACGGATGAGGAGAAGCTGACCAAGGCTCGCCAGATTGAAGCGAGTACCGGTATTCCTGCTGACTCCTTCTTGCAGGACAATACGGCCTACAAGAAGGCACTTGATGTCTACCACTACAAACAGAAAATCGATGCGGCAGGTGGCGATATCAATGTTGTCTGGCAGGAATTTCCGGAGCTGCAGGGCGTGGCCGATATGGATAAAGAAGGCGCAGCGATTGCCCTGCACAACCTCGATGCCGTCCGCTCGACGCATGGCATCATTGACACCTTCCAGAAGATGCTGGAGCGCGGCAATGTCAAGCTCGAGTACGACAACCTGCAGTATAAGATCATGATGGGCGCGGCAGACGATAACGACCGACAGAGGGCGGAGGATCTCAAGAAGCAGCTCGAGGAGGATCGTCGTACTGCGCCGTCGTTCCTCGAGGACCCGATTGCGGCCATTGTGGGCGGCGTGGCAGAATCCGCGCCAGAGATGTGGCAGTCAACGTCGGAGTCTTTGCGAGAAGCAACGGCAATGGCCGTGATTGCAGCAGCAGCCAGCGCGGCAGCGGGCTCCGTGGCCACGCCGATTGGTGCCGCAGTGGGCGGCACAGTTGGCGCGGCGGGCGGCTTCGTCTATGGCTTGGGGCGCGGCTTCCTCGCACAAGTCGCAAGGCGCGAACTCATTGCGGCGGCAGCTGGTACAGGCCTGCGGCTCGGTGCTTTTACGGGCATGGCACGTCCTGAGATTGGCTCGCGCTTTGCCGAGTACAAGGAACTCAAGGACGAGAATGGCAACCCGCTCTTAACGGAGAACCAAGCAGCTGGCTGGGCCATGCTAGGCGGCTCGCTCAATGCGGGTATCGAGCTGGCGAACTTTGGCGTCGTGACGCGAGCACTGGCCGGTGCACCGCATGCGCGGAAGGTCTTCGGCGACATCATCGAGCAGACAGGCTCAAGGATGCTGACGCGCGAGAAGATCCTGAATACCCTCAAAGACCGAACGGGCGATGTCCTCAAAATCACGGTATCCGAGGCGGGTGAGGAAGGCCTGCAGTCTATCTCGGACGACATGGTCCACAACGGCATGGAGTGGAGTACCGGCGACACAAGCAACAAGATTTACGGCCCGGGCGAAATCCTGGAGCGGGCAGGCAAGAGCACCCTGCAGGCCATCCCTGGCTCGCTGGGCTTCGGCCTGCTCGGCGCGGTGGGCGGCACCGTATCGTCGGGCTTCCGGCAGACGGCAGCCATGCGCCACCTGGCAAAGTTCGAGGCAATGTATGGCGAGAATGCCCGCAAGACCTACACCGGCACCGTCATGCTCGAGCAGCTGCAGCAGGCTATCGATAAGGGCAACCTCAAGGAAAAGGCTCCAGATGTCCAGAAGAAGATCCTGCGCGAGCAGCTCAAGAATACGGACTATCCCGAGGTCTATATCGACACGGAGATGGCCATGCAGCAGGAAGGCGGCCTCGAGAACCTCAAGGACGTAGCCAAGACGGCAGGCATCTCGAACGACGCTTTGCAGACGGCCATCGAGGAGAAGGGGAGTATCCTCGTGCCGACCGAGCAATTCCTGCAGGCTGGTACGAGTCCGGAGTTCTTGCAGAACGTCTCCTTCTCACCGGAGGCCGACAGCATGGCCCGCATGCAGCATGACGCCAAGACTATCCTCGAGGACATGCAGAAGCGGCAGCAACAGTCCATCGACAAGCAGGTCGAGCTCATCAACAACGTGCTCGACCAGTACTTCCCCCTGCATGAGAAGAGCCCCGCAGAAGACCAGGCCATGCGCGACATGGCTACCGTGGTCATCTATAAAGACCCCGCCAATCCGACAAGAGGTTGGTCAGCCGCCATGAAAGAGCGCCAGGCCCGCCTGCAGGAGATCATCGGCCCTGTACTGGAACGTCTGCGTGATGGCATGGGCAAGGGCGGCCAGCTCATGGAAGTCGAGGACGAGCAGGGCAACAAGAAGACACAGCGCTTCACCGAGAACGACGAGTGGTACAGGGCCTTCTACAAGGCGTTCAAACGCCAGCCGACCGAAAAAGAACTCGAGGACATGGCCGTGGCCGTCGTGACCGGAGACCCATCCGCGCCAAAACTCGAGGGATGGATCCCGACGACCGAGGAAGAACACCAGGCCATGGCAGCAATCAAGCCCGAAATTGACGAGCTGCGCAAGGACATCGAACACCTTGAGGCCATCAAGGGAAAAATGAAGTTCTTGACTGGTGCTGAGATGGAGATAACGCAGGGTCTCACCAAAGAAGGCTTCCAGGTCTATCACATCATCCGTGACCAGCTTACGAACGTCGACATCGACGGAGGCCGTACAGCCCGCGCTGCCCGCCTCGACGCCATCCTCTTTGCCCGCCATGCCGACATCGTGGCCGACATCATCAGCAAGAAGACCGGCAAAAAATATACCGCCCTCGACTACATGCGAGAGCGGTATGGGTTGAATACGACGGGGAAAAACGTAGGAGATCTGGCACAGTCTATGAGTGATACGGCTCTTGTCAGATTGCAACAGGATCAGAAGGCCTGGAATAATCTCATAGATGAATATGAGAAGTCAGATAAAAATGTCTGGAAAAAGTACAACAACGGTAAACTGTATGACTTAATGAAGATTCCGTTGGTGCTACAGCTGCTTCACGTGCCCTATGATGATATTAAAGTATACGGGAGCTTTTTCCAGCATAGCCTGCGCGCCAGCCACCCCGGTATGACTACGAATCTCTTGCGGCAGCTTCCTGCGAGCATAGCTGACCCTGTTATGGTCTTGCGTGGGAACAAACCAGATTCCTATGTGTTCGTATTGGAACTGAAAACGGATAAGGGCGCATCCGTCGTGGCTCCGGTGGAAATCAATAAACTAGATGAACGCAGGGGAATCGTCATCAATGTGCTGAATAGTGCATTTGCAAAGGAAAAAGCCAATGGTGAACCTAGCTATGGTTGGCTGAAAAATGCGATAGAAAGTAAAAATATCTTGTACTTGAATAAAAGAAAAAGCATCGCCACAGCTGGGGCCTACTGGAACCAATCACCAGCGGATGCCCAACTTAGCAATGCTTTATCTAAGTTCATTATATCGAATAGCTCAGATGGCGTCAAGACTGAAGAAGATCTTGAAAAATTAAAAAAAGCGAATCCGGGGCTTTATCAGATGGAGGGGCAAAAATTATCAGCCCAGCCAGTAACCAACCAGACTCGCAGCAGGGAGTCGCATGGCAGTATCACACCGATGGCGAATGGGCAACGCATCATCTCGCTTTTTGAGAGTGCAAATGAATCCACTTTCCTACATGAGATGGGGCACATGTTCCTGATGGACCTCGAGGACCTGGCCAAGATTGATGATGTTTCCAGAAAGGAACTTCATATCGTGCAGGAGTGGGCTTCCTGGCATCCTGATGACTATAAGCTGTATAAGGATTCGAGGTTCGAAAAGGAGTTTTATGACCGGGAAATGGCCATCATTGCCGCAGAGCAGCAGGGGAACACGGAACAGGCAGAGTTTTTGAAATTTGTCTGGCAGCAGGAGCGCTTCGCCCGTGCCTTCGAGATGTACCTGCACGATGGCCATGCGCCAGCGAAAGGCCTGCGGGCGGTGTTCCGCAAGTTCCGTTCCTTCCTGATCAGCATCTACAGTGCCATCATTGGGGATGACGTGAAGCCAAGCCTGCCGGTGCGCCGCATCATGGACCGCATGATTGCCACCGAAGAAGAGATTGACGAGATGGCGCTCGACGACCGTTACCGTGATGTCACGAAAGCGGGCGGCGAGAAACTGCTGGATGAGTCGGAAGAAGATGTCTACAAGCGCTGGAAAAAAGATGCTGAAGACGAGGCCAAGGAACACTTGACGAAGCGCCTCATGGCAGACCTGACGAAAGAGAAGGAAGACGAGTTCCAGCACCGGATGGACAAGGAGCGGGAGACTTTCCGGAAGGCTCTGCAGAATGAAGACGTGTATCTGGCTGAGCAGGCCATCAAAGCAAGCGGTGGAGATGAGAATATCGTCCTGAACTGGTTCCCGAGCGTCGAGGCGTATCGAGAAGCGCGGGAGGCAGCGCCGCCACTGGAGACGATGCTGAAGGAGCACATGGATGCCTACGCACAAGAGCTGGACCGGGAGCTGACCGAGAGCCATCTTTCCGAGGAAGCCGTGGCCAAGGCCATGGACTCCAGCAAGTATCGGGCGAAACTGGAATCTCTGACAGCCACCTGCTTCGCCAAGAAGAAAGGCCTGCTCAAGAAGATTACGCGCAAGACCGAGCAGGCCATGCGGTCGGTCGAAGAGAAGATCATGGGCCTGCCAGATGATATCGACCTGAAGATGGAAAAAGACAGCGACCTGGTTAAGGAGCTCATGAAGGCCATCAACCGGCTGCGCTTCTCGACCAGGTGGTCGAGCAAGGATTATGAGACGATCCAGCAGCTGATCAATGCCGCCACGAAAGAAGATGCCAAGAAGACCATGGACGACATCAAGCAGAAGATGAAAGACGACAAAGCCAATGAGGAGGCTGTGTTCAGGGCCAATGAGGGCAAGATGCGCGTGTTCCGGAACCTGGCCAGGAAGACGATCCAGGCCAAGCCGCTGCATGAAGCCTGCAGTCCGGGCTACTACACGCATGAAGCGAAAAAGTGGGCCAAGGTCGTGGAGCAATCCATCCGCAGCAAGAACTGGGACAGCGCCATGATGGCACAGGAGAAGAAGGCCTTTTACATGGCCATGGCCGATGAGTCCAGGAAAATGAAGGATCATGTCAAAAGTCTCCTGGCACGCGCCAAGAAGATGCTGCAGGCCAAGTCCGTGAAGCTGCCGCGCAACGAGCGCTACTGGCTGCGGCACATAGCCTATCTGCTGCGCCTGACGAAGACGGATGCCACATTGGACGAAGGCGAGGAAATCCCGAAGCTGGATGAGATGTTCAGGGGACTCGAAGACAGTCTGGACATCCAGTTTACCCCGAGTGAAATCTTTGAGATCGAGAGGAAGGGAGAAGACTTCCGCGGCTACAAGGATCTCAATGCGGATCAGTTCGAAGAATGTGTCGAGGCCATGACCATCCTCTACACGACAGGCCGCGACAAGTTCAAGATGAAGACCATCGGTGGCCGGACCATCGAGGCAATCGTGCAGGAGATCGTCAGCGATAAGGATGCAGATGCCTATCGGATCGGCGTCAATCGCCACCGCGTGCAGGAAGACACGGGCGGCATGGGCTGGAACGATGCCCTGGCCAAGATACCGGGGGCCGGAGAGGGCCTGGCCCGCTATGGCCAGAAAGGCCTGG